CATATTGTTTTTTCATGGATTTCATTATTTTTTTACCTTTTTCATTTAATGGCATTAATTATCCTCCGTAATTACCGCTGCTTGCTTGACTCCGGTCTTTGCAAGACTAACTCCAGCTCTTAATTTAGCTAAATCTTCGTTTTGTTCCATCTTATCTTCTGCAATCTCGCCTTGTTGCATCAATCTTGCTCTTGCAAGGTCGATTTGGGCCTCATCATTGTCTTTTTTACGCTCATTTTCCATCGCACGAAGGTCAACCTCACGTGATTTTAGTTTTAAAAGCGGATCAGAGTCGAATTGTGACGTAATTTTCTTCTCTTCCTTCATAAATTCTTCTGTCATCTCTGCGATCAGCACAGATTTTCTCGCTTCGACCTGATTTGTCAGCGCTTGAAGCTGTGCTTGCATCCTAGGATCTGTTGCTGCCATCTGTTGCATCATAATCATCTGTTGTAATTGCTCTCTAAACTCTAATTGTACCTGTTCTTGAGCCATCAGACTGATATGTTCTAAAATATTTTTTTGTATCGCTGCCATAACTGCAGGATTATTTCTAACAATATTAGTTGACATAAAATTTAAGTGAGCTGTGATGTGTGCTCTGTGATCCTGACCTGGAAAAGCTTGAAAAGGTTTACCTGCTAATGCATTTATATGCTCCATACTTGGGTCCATCGGCGCTGTTGGCGCTGGTGCAGGTAAAACTGCATCAACATTTTTTACACCAATCGCCTCGTACATATTTCTGTAAATCTGATACATGTTATGTAACGCAGGATTTGATGTTGCTATTTGTAATTGTGTCTGTGCTAGTGTGATTCTCTGTGACATCGAGAATATATTAGGGTCCGCTACAGGGACGACATCTATTCTATCATCAAAGTCAGCTTGTTTAATATTTCTTGCACCACCAACAACATCGTATGGATATTCTGGTGGCAGATATTGTGATACTACTTTTGATAATAATTTAAATTCTTCTTTCATCGCTGCATAACATCTCTTGTGTATTGCGCTCATGACTCTTGAACCACGCTCTAATAATGCAACTGTTGTTCCAACCGCTGCTGCCTGGTTACCATCACCAACTTGCATGTCAGCTATGCTCGCGAATCTTTGACCAGCTTGAACAACAATACCTAAAAGATTTAATAATGTCTGTGATGGTTCTTTGTATGGTAATGGAAAGAATGCATCACGTAGTGATCCACCTGGTGCATCTACGTCTTTAAATTCACCTGGTTGTATTGGTGCTGCTTCATCTCTAACTCTTACACCTCTTTGTTTAAATCCTGCCGGTAAATTTGATAATGTACCTGCGTCTAATAATTGACGGAGAGCCGCCGTTGCCGTACGGCTCAATCCGCCAATCATGTGAATGAGTCCAAAGCCATAAAATCCTAGTCCTGGCAGAAACTTGAAGTGGACAAAATATTGGATCTTATTTTTCTTTAGATCATTGGGCGCATAGTTTCTCCGTATGGAGAGGACTACTCGGCTGCCTTCTTCTACAGTTACAATGTAGGGCAATTTTATTCCTGTTGGCTCACCATTAGAACCAACTTCTTCGAAACCTTCTAGGTCAAGATTAACATGACACTCTAACAGAGTATACACAGGTTCTTGTTTACCTGTCTTTTTAGTTCCGTCTAATTCTTTTTCTTTTTTATCAAGATCATTTTTTTCTACATGACCTGGTGGTCCTAATTCTACATCTCTGTAAAAACCATTGACCTGTTGTTTTCTTAATTCGTTTTCTGATATTTTAATTACATGAATTACAGACTCTGCATCCTCAATGCTTGTTGCAGTGTATGGCACAACTAATTCATCTGCTGGTACAAACTTTGATACTGCTCTGCCCATTGGCACATCGTAATAAACTTTTTTAAATGTAGAACCCGCAAGTGGTAGATGAAATAACATCGAGTCAAACTCTGCCTCGTACTCTTTCATCTGATCCATAATCAGATAATTCATAAAATCTTTTACACGAACCGCCTGTTGCTCTGTCTGTGGATTCTTTACACCTATAACCTGTGTTCTTACCGGTCCATCTGCTGGTAATAATTCTTTGTATGCCTGTGCTTGAAACTGTGTCACTGCCTCAGCTAACACTGGGTGTGTTGCACCTGAAGCCCCTTGAAATGGTTCTGTTCTATTCTCGTATTTAAAACCAAGTAGATCTAATCCTGTGATATAAGATTGTTCCCATTCTTTTCTCGATGCTTTGTAATCCATGTAATTTTGAACCATCTCGTTTCCTACTGGTTCTAAAACATCATCAGGTAAAAGTTCTGCTAGATTATCAAAATGTGATTCTGTTCCTGGTACGTTGATTGCACCTGGCTCGTAGTCTAATGTTACGCCGCCATCCTCTTCTGGTATGACCTCGATCGGTCCTTTTTCCTCTACTGGTTCCTGAACAGCAACATCTTGAATCTCCTCTTGTGAGGGAATTTTTTCTTGGTTTCTAGTGTTCGGGAGTCCTTTGTCTATTTCTGCCATTTAATACTCCTATCCTTTCTTAACACGTTTAAAGATACCTGGCAACCCCTCGTCTCCATGTGGAGTGGGTCCTGATATCGGTGGTGGGCCTGATTTTTTACCAATCAATCCACCATCTCTCGCACCTTCAAATGCAAGAGCAGATTGTTCGGCTCTTAACTGTTGTCTTTGTTCTGGTGTCATTGATTGTAGTTCTCTTATTCTATCTCTACTAAATTTACCTGCTTGGTATAAACCCTCACCAGCAAGAGTTGCAATACCAATAGGTGATGCTACTCTAGCTGCTCTTAACGCAAGTCTAGTTGGTAAACCTAAATTTAAAGCTTGTTGTATACCTTTTTGTAAAGCTCTATTTTTAATTCCCTTTGTTGCACCAATACTTGCCTTAACAAGTTCAGGTGCAAAAGCAGCCTCTGCTCCTAAACTTAATCTGCCTGCTGGTGTCGTTAAATCCAACCCACCAAGTCCAAGAGTTGTAGCCGCAACTCCAGTCGGAGTTAAAAAACTAGCTTGTGCAGTTCTTCCTAAAAATTTTCCAGCATCGGTTAAAAGTTGTCTGTCAATAGATCCTCGTTCTCCTTTTAAATCTGTTGTAGGTGCTTCAGCAACTAATTTTTGCAATTCTGGTGTTGAAATATTTTTTACTTTTTCAGGAACTTTTATATTTTTTGCAATACTTTTTTTAAAATCTACACCAACAGGATTAAATTTAAAATTAAAAATTTGTCCATTTTCATCAGGCAAAGGAACAATTTCATTAAATCCAATTAAACCATCATATTTTGGTCCTAATTTTTTAACTCCTTTTTTAACAATGTCATTTAACTCTTTATTTATTTCTTTTAATCTTTTAAAAGCATTTTTTCTATCACCGTTGTAATCTAGTAAAAATGCCTCTTCAGTTAAATCTTTAATTGGTTTATCAAATTGTGCCATCTCTTTATTCATTTGAGCATTTATTACAGCAAGATCTCTTGTGTTAGTGTCAGGGCCGGCCAACGAAAGAGGAAGCAAGTGATGAACTTGATATCCCTTTGGAGGTTTGTATGCTATATTTGTCCTACCCTCTTTCACTTTTTGAATATTTCTTCTCTTATCTATTTTTTCTTGTATTTTTTTTCGGTCAGGTTTGACAACACCTTTTTCTACTTTAGGTGGAGATTTTGCAACTCTTTGATCTCTGACTTTTTTTGCCTCATCCAAATCTGTTGTGTAAAAAGGTTTTTCAGTTACCATTTTTTTATCTTTCATTCTTTGAACTGCAACTTGATAAGTAACACCATTAAATTTTATATGCTTTTCCCCTTTAACTCCTACGTATTTGCCTCTTTTAGGATTAGGAGATTTTTTAAATTTACCCTCTTGAATTCCAAATTCTTTAAGTTTTTCATCTCTAAATTTTATTACATCTTTTAGATCAGTATCTGCAGGAAAAATTTTTGTAAAATTTTTTCCACCAGCTTGAGTATCAAATCTAAATTTAGGATTAGTAAAGTCTGTAACCGGAGCTGTTAGTCTTATGTTTTTAGGAAGAGTTTTAACATCTTTAACTTGTCCTGCTTTTTCAAACCCGATCCGTCCACCATCAGCTTTGTTTATTGGATTACGTCTCATAAACGCATTGATTGCATCTATCTCTTTGACAACTGGTTTTGGATCTGGTCTTGCGATATCTGATGCAAACTTAATTTGTTTTCTAACACCTGATCGAGTCAGGTAGTCCATCATCTGTTTGTATTCTTTTGGAGTCATTACTCTCCTAACATTCTAGCGATACCACCTGATGCAAAGTCTGGCTCTGGATCTACATCAAGCATCTCACCCTGTCTTCGAATTACAGCATCCATTTGAGCTTCAGG